ATTACCTAGTGGGCAAGAGCCTACCCCGGAATTTATGAATGTTTCCCAACAGAATTTAAATAATCAGACTCGTCAAATGGCTGACATGTTAAACATGATGGCACCAAAAGATGAGCAACTAGCATATATCAACGAACAAGAAGCTGGCATCCTAAAACTATTAGGTGGCTCAGGTACTACAGAAAACAACCCAGCAGGTATACCTTCTTTCTATGGCGGACAAGGACCTGGCGGAATGGGAGCTGGAGGTTATGGCGGTGGTATGAGAGATAGTAAAGGAAACTCTGTAGGAGGCGGAGGCGGAGCTGCAGAAAGAGAACGTGAAAGACAAGCTGAAGCAGCAGCTAATGCAAGAGAACAAGCACGAGCAGCTAGTGTACAAGCAGCAGCAGCTAGTGTACAAGCAACAGCAGCGGCAGAAAATAATTACGGTAGACCAAACATGGGCGAGATTACAGGTGGCTACAATACACCAACAGGCGATATGCCAACAGGGTCAACAGGGATTAATCCAGAAATAAATGATCCAGAAAAACTTGCAGAACTAAGAGCAGAGATAAAAGCTAAAGAACAACTTGAAAAAGATTTAGAAGATGCTATAGTTACATCAAGCACTGGTAATGTAACTTCTGGTGGTTACAATATAAAAACAGGTAAAACTACACCAGTAACTAATGTAATGGCAGGCGGTCTTGTAGACAAAGCACGTGAAAGATACAATGATTTTAGAACGCAAATGGATTATGCTAATCAAATGGAAATACAAGATGCAGTATCAGCAATGGATCCACAAGAGCGTTCTATGATGAGTATGTATGGAGGCACAACTGATGCTAGTATTGCTAATCAAATGGAGCTTGGGGGATATACTAGAGACCCTGTGGGTAGACTAGGTGGCATGGAAGACAGACTTGGAGAACTAACTACTAAAGCTAAAGCCAATGATATTACTAGTACAGAGTTAAATGAGTTAGCACAACTTAATGAGTTTTATGGTAAGAATCCAACTACAGGTATGGGCTTCTTAGAATCATTAGAGTATCAAGTTACTAATCCAGAATTTATAGAAGGCATAAAGAAAGCCGCGCCACTATTAGGTGCTGCAGCTTTAACTGCATTTGCTCCTTTAGGTGTTAAAAGTATTTTCTCAATAGGTAAAATGTTAATGGATGTTACTGGTAAAACTCCGCAAAGTTTGAGAGACACAATACAAAATGCGTTAAACAAATTAACTGGTGGTGAGAAAAAAGCTTTAACTAAATCATTGCCATCTACTTACAAAGGCTTTGGAATACAAGGCTCCGGAGGCGGAGGCGGTGAAGATAGAAGAGCAGCAGAAGCAGAAGCTGAAAGAAAAGCACGAGAAGAAGAAGAGAGAAGAGCAAGGGAAGAAGAAGAAAACAATCGTGAACAAGATAGATTTCAAAGATCTTTTGCTAACAGATATTTTGTTGGCCCAGCAAGTTTAGATGCAGTAAGAAAGTATGCAACAGAAGGTGGCTACAATCAATTAACACCATTTGGTGGTAGAGAAATAGAAACAGTTTAAGGAATAAATTATGGCAACAATATATGATTATTTAATAGGCACAGGTGGTGATCAGACTTTAGGTCAAACACAAACAGAAGCACAACCTATGCCTGAGTATCTAACAGATGCATCAGCTAGAGCAATTGAAGCTGCTAAAGGTGTAGCCTCAGAAGGTTACGCATCATACGGCGGACCCAGGATAGCAGGACTATCTTTAGAACAGCAACAAGCAATAGCGCAACAACAAAGCTATGCAGGACAAGGTGTTGCTGGAGCTAACGTAGGTATTGGCACACTAGGACAAGCAGGCGGTGTTTATGGTGATGCAAGACAGCTTGGTGGCACTGCTGAAGGTTACATAGGTGCAGGCATAGGTACTGCAGCAGGGGGTCTTGGAACTTTAAGTTCATCATTTGATGCAGCACAAAGATCTAGACAAATGGCTGAAGGTGCATATGGTTTAGGTGGTCAAGGGGGGCAAGGAATTACTGGTGCAGAGATTCAAGGTTTTATGAACCCATATACAACTAACGTAATTGATGCAGCGGCTAGAAAATTTACTGAAGAAGGTGCTAGACAACAAACTAACTTAGGAGCAAAAGCTGCTATGTCTGGCGGGTTTGGCGGCAGTCGTGCGGCTATATTATCTGGCATGCAAGGACGTTCACAACAAGAAGGTATTGGCGATCTATATTCTAAAGGTTTATCAAGCGCTTATGAGTCTGCATTAGCTGCAGCTCAAGAAGGCCGCAAGCGTCAACTTCAAGGAGCACAAGCGCAGTCTCAAGCAGCAGGTCAAAGTACCCAAGCTGGTAATTTAGCAAGATCAGCATCTGGTGAGATGAGACAGTTTGGAGCACTACAAGGACAACTTGGCGGACAACAAAGACAGTTGGCAGATTCAACTAGATTGCTAGGCGACTCACAACGAGGACTTGGTATGGATCAAATTACAGCGGCGCAAAGAAGACAACAACTTGGACAAGCAGATGTTGCTTCACAATTAGGTGTGGCTGGATTGCAACAAGGTGTTGATCAAAGATCTATGGATGTAGCTTATGCAGACTTCTTAAAAGAACAAGACTATCCTAAAGATCAACTTAATTTTTTAAGCGGAATGATACAAGGCACTCCTTACAGAACAGGCGCAGGGGCTGCTGCACAACAATATGACAAGCCAAGTAACTTTGATAAAGCAGTTGGTTATGGTTCTCAGATAGCAGATATCTACAACATGTTTGGAAAGTAAAGGAATAAATTATGGCAGATATGTACCCGTCATTTCAATACGGAAATTTAATTGAAGAACGAAAAAAACAATTAATTAGAGAGCAAGAAGCTAAAGATTTTGCAGAAAGATTTAGCGAATTTACAGACCCTAATTATAAACCTGAATCCATAATGGATAAGTTTGCTATAGATCCTAATTACAACATAATACAAGAAAATGCAGATTCAATGGCTATGCCTCCTATGGCAGAAATTAAAAATCAAAAAATAAAAGAAAAAAGTAGTAAGTTTGATTCTGCAATGACAGGTGATGTAGAAAACATTTTAGCAGTCGCAAAAAAGAATGCTGATACATCGCGAAAAATTAAAACTGAAGCTGAAGCTAAAGCTGAGAAAGAAAAGTTTGTACCTAAAGATACTTTGCTTGGTAGAATATTTGACAAAAGAATTAAACCCGGTGAAGATATATCTAACAGTGCTAAAGCTTCGGCTATGCTTAGAAACGTTAGTGATAATTTATTAGAGCGTCGTTTAGTTGGTGGCAAAGAAGGCACTGATACTTTAAGTAGAATCTTAGGCCCAAGTGGCGGCATAAGAGAAGGCATGACTGAAATAGAAGCTTTGGAAACTGCGGCTCAATCTAAAAATCTTGCAACTATACTAGCAGATCAAAAACTTAGAAGAGGTGAAGCTGATATTAAGAAGGTAGCAGCTGACACGGCATTACAAAAAGCAGGCATTAATACTGAGAATATGGATTCAGATACTAAATTTGCTTATTACCAAACTCTTGCTGAATTGGGAGAAGATAATATTGGTTATCCAATATTTCAAAAGAAACTTCTTGAGAATATGAAGAGACAACAAAGTGTAGAAATTTTAGATAACATAGGTCCTGAATATACTAAAGCTTTAGACGTTTTAAGAGTGGAAAAACCAGGAACTCCTGAATATGATCGTGCTCTAAAAATGTTGCAACTTTATGGAAGTTATCTTCCTGGACTAGAGGATATGGCAAAAACAACAGAAGTACAGTCTGCAAAAGAATTGACAAACAGTTAACAACATAACTAAGAGAGTCCGCTCTCTGAATACTTTAAGTAAGGAAACTAACAATGGCTGATGCCAAAAAGTCCAAGATTTATAATAATCCTGGCAACATAGAAATAGGACAAGGCTACGCAGGAGAAACAGGAACGTACGCTAATGATAGAGAACGTCCTTTTGCTATATTTGATACTCCTCAAATGGGAGTAAGAGCTTTAACTCGTGACCTTATAACTAAGATTAAAAGATTTGATGGAGATGTTGATGCTATAATAAATCAATACGCTCCTAACAATGAAAATGATACTAAGGCTTATCAAAAATTTATTAAACAACAAATAGGTAACAAGAGTAAAGTAGATGAATCAGATCTGCCTTCTCTCATTACTGGAATAATTAAAAAAGAAAACAAAGGATCTACGGCAGACTATTATTTAAATGATCCTAAAATAATTGAAGAAGGTATTGCATTATCTTCTAAAAGCTTTCCATCTAACTACACCTATAGAGATGCTTTACTTGAGTATCTAACTCCACTTCCTGTCGAAGCACGAGAAGAAGGGGGGCCAGTCAATGCTGGTCAACCATATCTTGTTGGTGAAGATGGGCCCGAGATAGTAGTGCCTGAACAAAGTGGCACAGTTATTCCTAATAGTTTAATCGGAGACGATGGACAATTTATAAATTTAAATCAAAGAGCAGAAGAAGCAGCTGCCAGAATTAAAGCAATGAGTGAAGCACCACCTTCTTCACAACAACCAGTACAATCCCAAGGACCGTTTGGTTATGATATTAGTCAGCTAATAGAACCAAAACAAAAACGTAAAGTAAAATACATATCTTTTGACGACCCTGATACTCCTTACATAGAAGTGCCAGCAGAATTTAATGATGATCAAACCAGGCAATTTTTAAAATCAGATGAAGCAGCTATACAATTAGCTAACAAAGGTTACTACTATACCTATGGATTAGAACCAGTTAATGCCAGAGACCCTGATAACTTAAATGACTGGGCTCTTACTTCTGGATTTAAAAAAGGTATAACCAGTGTAAAAAGCATGGGAGCTGGTTTAATAAACGCAGCAGCAGATACATTTGGTAACGAAGAACTAGATAAATATACTAAAACATTAATTGACCAATACAACTTAGATCAATCTGCTTACAGATTTAAATACGGAGAAACTACAGACGCACCATTAGAAGAAAGAATAGTCACACTAGAGCAAATGTTAGCAGATGAAAACAAGATGTCTGCTTTCTTAGAATGGGCTGGCAATACTACTGGCTCAGGTGCTGCTACTATGATACCAGCAGTCCTTGCTGGTGTTGCATCTGCAGTTACCACTGGTACACCTATACCAGGTATATTTTTAGTTGGTACTTCTATGGGAATAGGAGAGACTCAGATGGCACAGTTAACTAGCCAAGGTCTTGCAAGAGATGGAGATGCTAATGCAGCGTTGTCTCTTACCACTGGTTTAGCATATGGTGCAGTGGAAACCTACTTAGGTGCTCCCCGTATTATGTTTGATGCGTTTAACAAGACGTATGGAAAAGCAGTTACTAAAGAAGTGCTAAAAGGCATAACTAAAACCAAAGTTAAACAAGGAGTGACTAAACCTTCCTTAGTAAAAGAATTAACAAAAGGCTTTGTCAAGTCTGCAGGATCAGAGGGTACTACTGAGGCAATACAAACTGCACTTACTTCAACAGCAGCACAGCTTAATGATGGTGAATCAATATCAGATTTATATACTTCTAAAGAATTTATAAAAGAACTAGGCGAGTCAGCAGCTGCAGGAGCTATGGCTGGGGGCGCAATAGGTGGGGCCATAACTGGTCCAGTTACTTATTTTGGTAATGCTAAACGAGCAAGAGCAGTAGATGGTGCTATTGTTACAGGAGCAAATCTTAATACTGAAGATCCAGAGTTAGCTAAAGCTGGTTTTAAAATGGGTGACCGGGTATTAAAGACTGGTTTAGAAACATATACTACTGCACTAGGTGACAGAGTTCCTACAGAATTTACTATTGCTGGTACAGTAATACAAGACACTGGAGCTAAAGCAGTTCAATTACTTTTTGAAACTGAAACAGATGGTAAACCATTTACAGCTAGTGTTCTTATACCTATAGAGCATTTACCAAAATTACAAATGGTTGTAGAAGAAGCAGCAGGAGCTTCAACAGATGACAGATTTACCAACCCTACTGAGAGAGATACTGCACGTCAACCAGATGTTAAATCTATGGCGAAGAAATTAAAAGAACGTGGCTTTAAAAACATACAAACTTATCTTGGTTTAGAAACAGGACAAACTGCAATCGATGCATTGATAGATGACTACAAGAGTTACAAAGCTAACAACGAAGTTATTCCTTACGAATATAAAGTATTTGAAAATTCTAAAGGTGAAACTTTAAATGATGAAATGCTTAAAGAAAGAGCTGCAACTATATTAAAAAGAAATAATGCTTTTGAGATATATGATTTCTCACAAAATGAGGGCAATCAAAACACATTAACCGAACGACAAGAGACTGCTTTAGAAAAGTTGGGTTGGTTCAATGAGAACGAAGACGGCAGTATAGCTATAGGTGCCGCAACTATTGAGCAATTAAAAAAAGATACTAATATTGAAAAGGGCAAGAAGGAAACTAACGGCCTAATTCGTATAAAAGAAATAATTAAAAACGGGGTAAGACATGAACCTAATGCTGTAAGATCAACGGCTCTACCACCTACTGCTGTTGAGTCAACACTTACAGGGTTAGAACAAGATCTTCAATACCAAGCCCCCCAAACAAGAACAACGTCAGAGGTTGTAGGAACTCAACAAGTCGAAGGGTTGGCAAGATCTAGTAACCTTAGCAAAATAGCAGAGGCTGAAGCACTAACCCAAGAACAAAAGTTATATAAGTTTGATCTTGATAAAAGCAAGGAAGAGATTGCTACTCTTAAGGAAAGTAAAAAAGAATTAGATCCCGCTGGTGAAACATATACACAAGATGTTATTAATCTTAACAGAAGAATAAAAGACTTACAAAGAAACAAATACCAAAGAGCTAGGAGTTCTTCACATCCTCTATCAAGAATACTACAAATTAAAAAACTTGTAGATAGAATGGACAACAATGGTTTTAAAAGAAACCTATTGCCTTTTTATAAGTATGCATTGAAAGTTGCTAAACAAGAAAAAGATATAGTAGCAATAGATCAATACGAATCTCTCATTAAAGGATACAAACCTTCTTACGAGCATGTAGTTACAGATAGTAGAATGCGTGGTACTGGTTTTTACTTTAACTATACTTCGGCAGCTATAAGACAAATAGAAGCATTTATTTCTGAAACCAGATTACCTGAAGCCTTTAAGTCTGGATCAGAAACAGCTAGAAGTAGTTACAGAGAATCGGTAAGACAAATTAGAAATTATGAAAACATGATAGATGAGATTCGAGATGCTCGAGTTGAGTTGAACGAATTGCTAGGAAGTTTTGATATAGAACCCATAATAAAATGGGATTCATTTAAAGGTAAACCTACTACCCCTGAAATAAATAAAATTAAAAAAAGATTATTTGGTTATGATGAGAAGATAAAAGAAAAAGTAACCAAAACTTATTGGAGTGTAAACGAGAATCCTACCTCAATAGACAGAGGTGCGTTAACACAAGAGATGTTAGATGCACTGCCTATCATCAGACAACAAATGCAAAGTGAATTAAACAGCTTAGGCTTAGATGCTTTGTCAGTTGATTTATTTAATAAGGTACTAAACGCAGAGGGGGCACAGTTAAATGGTAAATTTATTATTGGTGCTAACGCAATACAAGTAGCTTTAAACGCAAACCCTATGGTTGCTGGCAGAAAAGTAGATCCTGCATATTCTAGAAACTTTGTTATGTATCATGAGTCCATGCATTACATACTAGACAACTTAATGACACAGAATGAGAAACAAGCATTACTTAAAGTAGCAAGAGAAGTAGGATTAAAAAGATATAACATTAAGAAACGTTATGAAGATCAACCTAACATGACTGCGCTTGGTATGCAAGAAGAAGCCATAGCTGATATGTTTGCTGAGTACATGACTGTTACAAGAAATGGGTCACTGTTCCAACCTAAAGGTGTAATGGGTAAAGTCTTTGCACGTATTGCTATTTATTTAAAAATGTTAGCTAATGCTTTAGGCTTTAATAAATTTACAGAAAGCAATAAAATATTTGAAGCTTTTGATAACGGCGTTCTAAAAGAAAGAAAAGAAATTATAGATCAAGCTGACATACAAAGACTTGGTCCGCTTAACTTGGCCAGAGCTGCTAACATATCAGAACAAGATGCTATTAACTTTTTAAACAGAAAAGAAGGTACAACCAAAGTACTTGTCAGCAGCAAGACAGGGGGCGACATCATACAGAATGAATCATTGTATAAAGCATGGGATGAATACGTTGATGATAAGTTGTTTAGACGAAATCCAATGGATACACCAAGTATTCCAGTAGTTACATACGAAGGAGCTGAAGGTGTTTTAGTAAAAACAATGTTACAGAAAGTTTCTGGTTTGTACAAGGGTTTAACTAATGTCAATGGCATTCCTAATTTAGATCTGGTAGAAAGTTATTTACAACAACTAGAAAAACTAGATGATAGAACTCTGAATACTTTGTTTGCATATATGCAAGACAACCTTGGTTCTAATTTAGCTTTATCTTTTGAAGAACTTACAAGACAGTATTCTAGGGTAAGTCAAACATTTGCTCAACAAGAAACTACTAGATTATTTAGAAATTTGTTAATGCAAGCAAGTGGCATACTTGGTAATATAAATCCTGTTGAGATGTACAGAGCTAGGTTAGCCCGTATACGAGCTAACTTGCCTACACAATCTGATCTGACTATAGCAGGCAGTCCTTCAATTGTTTATCATGGTACAAATACTAGCAATATGAAAGAAATAAGAAAAAAAGGATTTAGAGTAGATCCAAAAAGATATGGATTTGACGGTTTAATCTTTGATAATTTTGGCACACACTTTGGTACCATTAACGCAGCTGATCAAAGAGCTATTCAAAAAGGTGGCATATATTCCAAATATGGTACTGGAGCAGAAGGCCCAGTATATGGTACTAAAGCAGAAGGTCCATCAACTATGGCTGCTGTATTATATATAAGAAACCCTTTAAGAGTAACAGATTTAGGAACAGATTGGGGCACAAATAATTTACTAAAAGAATTAACAGAAAAAACAGATAAGATGGAAAGCATTGACGGAGGTCTTGCTTTATTTGTTGATCAAATATTTACTAAAGAAGAAGCTAATGCCATAAGAGAATTTGTTAGAGAAAAAACTAAAACTAAACCGTTAAAAGAACAAGATGCTTTTTTTAATAAATATCTTAAAGAATCTATAGAAGCTAAAGGTTACGATGGTATAGTATATCGTAATCAAGTGGAAGGGATGGACAATGATCATGATCCAATGATGGATTCTTTTATTATATTTAACAACGATCAGTATCAACAAGTAGATGGCAATGGTAATCCAGATATGCGTGACCTAAACTATAATGCATCAACAGACGGGCCAATCGAGATAGCAATAGCGGATGATTTCTTAAGTACTAATGAGAAGATGAGCCGTCAAGGTCTTTCTGAGCATGAAAGAAATATGGTTAAGTTAAGAGCGGCTACTGAAAAGTTTTCTGCTATGGAAGAGGTAAGTCTAACTGATATAAGTACTCTTGGTAAATGGTTTTCAAACTTAAGTACTATTGCTCGTAAGTATGGTGTGGTTTCTACTATGTGGAACAGTATAGATTTCATGCAAAAACTTGCACAAAATTTTCAATCTCAGTTTGCAATAGCTACTAAAGATGCTTTCATGATATACGAATTACTAGGTGAGGACGCTGTATTTTTAGACAAAGCATTTTCTATTTCACAATCTTCTCCAGGACAATACCGTCCTGATGCTAATGGTAACATAACATTTGTTGCCCCTGAGTCTAAGATATTACATAGAAGAAATGGCGACAGTTACACTATACAACAAGGTGAAGTTATAACTTTACAAGGAGATGCGGCCAAAGCTTATCAAGATATAATTGTAGCTAATGTTGAGGTAATGAAAAAGAATTTAATGATGACTATAAGTGGTCACCATATGGAAGACTTTCAATCAGCTTTTGATTTATTAGCAACTGCTTATCCAGAAAGTTTAACTCAATTAGGATTTGATCCTACAGTACCAGTAACACCAGAACAAATTATGAATCTGGAATATCCACAGATACAGCAAGTTTATGATTCTCTTAAGACTTTAAGTTATAACTTTAACGAACTAGCTATCTTTGATGAAACTTTAAAATCATCTGGTAGAATACAAGCACTACTTGGTAACGATACTGTGGGAGCAGAGACAAGATTAAGTGATGCTCTAAAAGTTGCTAAACAAACTGCTGAGTTTACAAGGTTTGACTACATACCATTAATGAGATACGGAGACAATGCAGTTACTGTAGTTGATACTACAAAACCTCGTACTAGTAAAGACCGAGTAGTTGCATACGAACTAGTTGAGCCACCATTAACAGAGGACAGACTCAGAGGATACACTACTGCAGGTTTGATAAGGCAAATAGAAAGAAAGTTTGCTGATAGATATAATGATCCTAAGTATGAAATAACAACAGTTAAATTAAATCCAGACATTATTAAAAAGTTCAACGATGAAGCACCTAAAGATTTTTCTGCATTAGAAGCGGTAGCAGCTAGAATGTCTGACAACAAAGGAAAGATGTTTCAAGAGCTTCTTAAAGAATTAAACTCCTCAGTAAGTGAGGGCCGAGTTGTAGGCTTTGATCAATTTATTACTCCAAGAAGAGAAGTAGGTGGTGTAGATGGATACAGTGGTGACTTCATGAATGGTATCATGGCGTTTGGATTAATGGCTTCTGATTTTGCCGCACGTAATGGTATGTCTAAAGAAGTTGCAAGAAACTATGGTAAGGCAAAAGATTATGCTGATAATCCTAGAAGTCCTAAACCAAAATTAAGAGCAGCTATTACAGGTATGTATGACTATGGTGTAGTTGATGCTCACAACTATGAATTTTCTGGACTAAGACGAATGGGTTTCTGGTGGTTCTTGGGGGGCAATTTCTCTTCTGGTATCTTACAGACTATGAGTGCAGTACAATTTACTGGACCAATACTATCACAATTTGCAGGCACTCCTAAAACAACAGTGCAATTAACTAGAGCATTTGATGATGCACGTAAGATGATGACTATTGTTGAGTCAGATTATGGTGACACGTTTATGAATGTAAGTAATGCGCCTAAAGAATTACAAGCGTTGATACAAGAACGATTTAACAACGGAGTACTTAGACCTGGACAAGCTGGTTTGGAAAAAGGCCAAGCACCTAACGCTTCTATTATACCTGGCAAACGTGGTGCAGTTAGAAAGGCAGGAAGAATATTTGAACAAGGCATTATGAGTGGTGTCTTTAATACCTTTGAGACTTTCTCTCGTACTGCTGCTTGGATTGCTTCATATAGGTTGGCATCAGATCCAGAGATGTTAAGAAAAGCTGATGAATATTATAGTGGATACAATGAAATATGGAATGCTAGAAAAGCTAGGGAAGGTGGTATAGCAACTGCTACTATGTTTGCTGACCTAATGATTGATGAAACATTTGGTAATTATAGTAAAACTAATCGTCCTAAAATTATGAGAGGACTTGGTTCAGTAGCTTTCTTATTCCAAACTTATGTTAATTTAATGCTTGGATTGTTACACAGTTTATTTGTTAAAGGTAACAGAAAAACAGGCGGAGCTATATTTGCTAAAGTAATGTTGATGATGTTTTTAACTGGCGGTGTATTAGGTATGCCAGGTGGTGATGATCTCAACAGAGCATATGCATTCTTATCAAGACTTGGTGGATTTAACACAGATTTAAGAACTCAAATGAGAGACATGCTAACAGAAGTAACTGGCCCTAAAACTACTGACTTTATAATGAATGGAATCTTTGAAGCATATGCTGGAGTGTCTATACAGCAAAGAATAACTCTAGGAAATTTACCTGGTATGCAACAAGTCTGGTCTATACTAGGTACTGTAGGAATGCCTACAGGTTCAAAACCTTACGAATTATTTGGAGCTCCTGGTGCTATTGTCTTAGGTATACCACAACAAATGATACAAATATCTAACCAACAAGGACTTGGACAAGCGGTAAAAAATTTAGATTTCTATATGGCAGCTGCTCCTTCGTTTATTAAAAACTTTTATAGAGGGGCATATAAATATCCGACCGAAGGATATGCGGATACTAGAAAAGGTACATTACTAACAGCAGACTTAACTACACCAGAGTTAATATTACAGTCATTAGGTTTTGCTTCTAATAAAGTAGCTAAAGAAAGAGACGCTTTATTCAGAGAAAGAATGATTGACACTAAGCATCAACAAGCACACCGTCAATTTAATGCTAGATATAAAGAAGCATACAGAGATTTATATATGGCGGAGAATATTACGTTTGATCCTTCTTTAACAGCAGATACATATAAAAGATTAGGCAAACTTAGAGTTGATGTTATTAAGTTTAATACTAAGATGGATGGAAAGTATGCCTACCGTCCTGATACAGCTAGACTGTTCGAAGAAGGCAGGCAACAAGCTAATCCTAAAGCAAGGATATATAGCTCAGATAAATTAAATATACAAGAGAAAATGAAAAACAGAGAATCTCTTGGATTAGATTCTTAGTTCTTAGAATCTTTTTTCTTCTTATCTTCTACGGTCTCGACCGCTTCTTCTTTTACTTGTAGTCCAGCTATTTGTGCTTTTAACTGTGTTATAGTAACTCGATATCCTATGATAGCAGTTTCTTTTTCTTGTAATTGACTTACAAGATCATTCACAATTATCTGTTCATTGGTTGGTTGTTCACTCATGTGGTTCTCCTTGTTGGTTGTTAAAATTATTTCTTCACTAATGATCCACCAAAATACAGACCAGTAATTGCCGCCACGAGATTAGTATCAAGTGGTGTGATTACAATACCTGGTGCCGCCATTGGTACCCATTTCATTATCTCTTCACCTTCTGTAAAGAAAAGAAACCCTGGCTTAAACTCTGAATAACCTACTATGATTTGTACTTCTGGCCAGAACAGTGGTACAATTTTAGGTAGAACAATAATAGAAAACACCGCAGTCAATGCTATGATTCTTCTTGTCCATTGGAAGCCTACATCTTTATGTTCACGTGCTTCTTTATAACCAGCAGTCTGAACCTCAGCTCTTTGTAAGAGCATCTTCTGCTCATCTTGTTTAGCTTTGATCTTTTGCGACCATATGCTCATGACCCCACCGAGAACAGTGGAGCCAAGCATGGTAATCATTTCGAATGGAATACCCATTAACTGTTAACAATGATTCCTATAATAACTACAACACCAATTGCAATTACTATCTTAGTTTTCTTACCAAGACCAATGTACCAGTCTTTAATTAGTTTTATTTTTTCCATTTGTTTTCCTTTTCTTTTTACCTACGCCAATAGTTTTCTTGTTAAGCATCTGTGCTAATTCTGCAAAGCTAATGCGTTCTTCTTCATTTTCTTTTGACATGGGTTGTTGGTTAGTCCTTATCTTGTTTAAGATTGTCAGTTGTATCTTCAACCTTAACTGCATCACCACCTATTGTAACAGATGGTGCATTAAGTTCTGGGTATGGTATGTTAAACCCTGTCTTAATTTCTTGTGGTTCTTTATCGCTCATAAAGTCTCCTATTATATCAAATAAAGGGGGCACATGCAAGGATTATTTCCATTGTACCCACTCAGATTTTGGCTTCTTTCTTAGTGCTTGCTCAGACATTACAGGTAATTGAAAAGTTATACCATATTTAGGGTGTGTAAACCATAAAGCTTGGCGTGGTTCTTCAAAAGAAAACCTGTTACTCATTGCATATTCATCATAACCTTTTAGTGATCCATTAACTATGATACCTTTTAAAGTTAAGTACTGATGCCAATGACCCATGATAACATAATCAATAGGCTTCTTGTGTGTAGCATATTCAATCTTAACCTTAGAAACTCCTCGAGCAATCGGACCTAACATACCTACTACTCCACTGCCCCCCTTAACTCCAAGCCTATCACCATGAGTTAACAAGTAGCTAACATCATATACTTTGTAATAAGCATCAAAGCCAAATGGTATTTGGAATTGTACTCTGTCATCCTTGGCATTAGTATAATGTTTCTCAAGCATAGTATATAACATCCAGTCAAAACTGGTTGCCGCTGCTTGCTTATGTCTGTATTGTTTAAACATTCTGCCATGATTACCAAAGGCACACGGTACAAACACTTTGCCAAACACATCAGCTAGTGAATCAATTGCCCATGTCAAGTGGTCAAAGAGTTCTAGTACATGCTCAATGTTAGTGCCATCATTTGTTTCTGCTAGCTCTTCATGGATATGACCAGAGATCATATCACCACCAAGGGCAACTACAATACCTGGATACTTAGGATTAACCATGTGGTTAGTACATAGATCTATGGTAGATTCGATAGTAGATTTAAGTCTAGCTTTAGCTATGTCTCTATCAAAAGTATTTAGATGGTTTACCTCGGCTGAATTAACTACTTCACCCCAGTGAAAATCAGATAGAAATAATGTAGGTACACCTGGTGCGCCATGCGCAGGAGATGCTTTGGTTAACCACTTAGGTGGCTTGGCCTTGCGATTGTGTAATTGAAACACAGTCTTTCTGATTTGTTCTGCTGTAATATTTTCTAGTGCCAGCTCTTTAACTTGAGTTCTTAGTTCTTTAAGTTGCATATCATGCAACATCTTTTGTTCTACTAGGGCAGCAGATGTGTCGGGGGCATTAACATTTGGTGCAATGCCTTCTCGTTCTGCAGTATCCAGTCTACCTATCAAGGTAGTACGTGGTATCCCTAAGTTCTTAGCCGCCTCTGCTTTGTTGCCTTTAGCAAGCACTACTGCGTTGACTGCTTCTTGTACTTTGTCCATCATATATGTTCTCCTATATTATTTTTTGACATTAGAATCATTTACGATTCTGTTAAACCCATCAACAACTGCACCCTCTGGTGCACTCTTTAAGGTTCCGTTTGCATGGTAGGCAGGTGCTACTATTCTGTATACCAACTCTCGTGGAGGATCGGAAGGCATGTATGAGCCAGTCCATTCTCCGGTTCTTTCGTAGCGTCTTATCTCAGCTAGATCACTCTTCGCATCTAGGTAAGTTCTGTAATGTTCAGCGTGGTCTTTATCTCTTTGACCTAATCTTCTTGATAGTCTGTATGCAGCAGACATGGCTTCAGTCTTATCTTTCTTCCACTTGTCTAATGTCTTTTGATCCACTGTTTCGAGTGGTGTACTTACTGATGGGTATTTAGGGTGGTACTTCATTCTATTCTCCTGTAAAAGCTAGGGGCAAATCAAAACTTTTACATTCCAATCCGCCCCTTGTGCCCCCCTATTGCATATTATACACGAGGAGAGCCGTTAAGTCAAGGGTTAATTTGACGATATATCAACTATCTCACACACCCCAGAACTACAGGCTAACTCCTGCGATCCAGTTGTATTGTCTTCTTCTTCGTAGTTACTTAGCTCTGACCAATCTACATGTTGTGGCATTAATTTAATTGCGTCTAGATATTCCTCTTTAGTTATGTCTTGATATGGTGCTTGTTGATACACATGCTCTGAATGTGGCAGGAAACTAACACCAGATATCTCATCGAAATGTTTGTATACCCAAGCCCCTACTTCTAACCATTCGTTTTCTCTCACTGAGACTGTACATGAAGGCTTGTGCTCACACCAGTATCTTTGGTACATCAGCCATGTTTCTAATTGATTGATAGCTGATAGATCGTGCCTAGTTATGCAACCCTCTGGTGCTTTCATAGGAAATGAGAACACAACAACTGAGTCTGGCTTAGTTATATCTGGTTCATGTGGCATGCCCTTCTCTATCATTAGAGTTGTTAAAGGATCTTTCTTATCCGCACGTACTGTACGTATATAGTATTGGCTATGTCTGCTGTGAATACCAGAAGCACTATCAACTAACTGACTTACAGTACCAGATGGTTTAACACAAGTGATAGCAGTTGATTGTGGTATGCCTAGTTTCTTAGCAAACTCTTTGTTAGTATCTACTGCCTCTTTGCGTAGACGCATTAAGAAATCTTTGTTAGGACTACTAGTAAGTTTGTTGTCCATGATACCTGTTAGTGATACTCCAAGCAATCTTTCTTCTTCAGTGTTCTGTCTCCATTGCTTACGTAGATATTTAAAATCAGTGAAGGTAGATTGGAACGTACCCAGTATAGTTGCGGCTCTTACTTTAGCTAATAGATCTTTCTCACCATCAGTTGCACGAATGACTACCTCAGTTAGATTACAGAATTGATATGGTCGTAGTATAATTTCAGAGCAAGGGTTAGTACCAAAGTCCCATTCAGCATCTCGTCTACCATTCTCTGAAGCTTTATTTTTGGCGGCTTGCCTATTGAATATACCACGCTCACCAGACTTAGAATCATATAGACTCTTCCATTCATTTATAAACACAGACATATCTGGCTTAGAAGTATAGGCCGCTGAGTTATTAGAGAGGGCACGTTGACCTTCATCTATCCACCATTGACCAGTCTTAGCTCCACGCATTCTATCATCTTGTAAGTTACTAAGTGATATCAAAGCGGATCTTCTTACTCCACCTACTACTACAACTTCGCCAACCTTACATACAATGTCGTGACACTCTAATGAATTAAGCCGTCTACCTGCTGCATTCTTAAATGCTTTGATAGTAAATTCAAATAAGTTTATTAAAGGTTGAGGCCCACTTGCTCGCCCCCCAAATGTTTTTAATCGTGCACCAGCAGGACGTACCCGTGATACATCTATCTTTGGTACTTGCCCAGAGTAAAGCATCGCAACCAATTCCCTAAATGATTTAGCCCACCCAGCCTTGCTGTCTTGTACAATTATAGTTGTGGCAGTATCTTCAAACTCTTCGGCAATGGTAGGTAGCTTTTCTATGTTGCTACGTTCAACTGAAAAGCCTACGCCTGTACCACACAAAAGTATATACATAACCTCATCGAAAGATCTAACATGATCTATTGGTATGTAGCTACAGTTATACCCAGCAGTGTGATCTCTGTCTAGTGCAGGCCCAGCTGTCATCAATGCTCGCATTGACGGCATGACTTGTAATGATAATATGGAGTTGGTTAGTTCGGATTTTATTTTAGAGTTTAGTTTATATTTAAAATTAGTGTTGAGATTTTCAGATACAAAGTCTACATATCTGGTGACAGTTTCAGGCCAAGCCTCTCGTCTTTTTTCAGCATCAATAAATCGAGCGTACCTAGAGGTATGGATAAATTGTTGGTATTCAGTAGGCAGATAATTGTTAGTCATTAGATTTCCTCTAGTTAGTTTTGTTGATGTGATGAAAGAACATTATAACATATTGATGTGCGTCTGTCCACAACATTATACAAATGTCCTTAAATATAATGTAGATAAATCTTGCTTATACATATCAGCAATATCATCTATGATTACTCCCTTAGTGTTAGGGTTTAGAAACTTACATACTTGCACCATAATAATATTGGTGTCTGGATATAGCCGTTCTACTATGGGTCTGTATAGATAACGTAGTTGTACCTCAGCTACTCTCCTAGATTTTAATTTACATTCTAAGATTAAAAGATCTTTGACATCTCCATGTGGTAAGATTAGTATGTCAGATTGGCAGTAACCTACACCTCGTCTATCCTGGTATTGATACCACTGGCCATGCAATACATTCTCATCTCCATAGATTGCTTTCATATAGCTAGCTACTCTATTCTCATAGAGCACGCCAGCTCTCTTCACGCCTGTTAACCTTGGAGAGGGTATAAATACAGGACGTTCATCAAGAGCCTTTGCCCATTGCAACTTACTGATTACTAAACGTCTTTTCGACATGGAAAAACCACATTCCCTTCGACCTTGATGTAACCAGAATCTTCCATAGCCCGGATAGTTTGTTCTAACTCTCCAGGATTAGGAACCTTACGTAGCAATTCTCTTTTAAATAACTTCATAAGCATATGGCTTCTGCCGTTATTAAATAGTGTACCATTCAACCATGTTACCATGTCATGTGCAATGCGACCTGTTCTGCCCATACCAAAACCTTCTAAAGCTTTAGGCATTTGTTTCTCAGCCGCAAACATTAATTCTTTTGTGAACTCCCAGTCTTCTAACATAATCTTACGAGTGCTTCTGCGTGATGCTGATACTGCGATAGCAATCTTAATGAAGTGAGATACTCTACGTTGCACATACTCTGATAGATGATTATCTGTAGGCTCTGGCGGTATGCCTGCCTTGATGTCTTCATCCACAATCTTGAACGCATCCTCATCAAAAGTCATTGGCCCGTACATCTTAGCTATGTCAGCTAAGTCTTCACGTAAATTGTTTACTGTATTGTCACTAACTCTTTCTTGTATAAGCGACTGTGGTATTCTATCACCATCATAATAGATAGGGAGTATACGAGATAACAACCCTTGGGATCGTGCATCTTCTGGTAGGTTGTCTACAAACTGTTCTGGTGTAGCACAGGCTAGCCAATTAAGGCACGGCCCTTTGATTAAATATTCACCAGAGGTTTTAGTCTTGTGACTGTACTCAGCTTTAGAGTCCCACATATCTGTCATAAACATTTGTAAATATCTTTCGTGCCTACCCATAAAGGTACCAAACTCTGACGTTATTAAAGTAACTGATGAGTCATAGAACTCTTCCATGATAGGAGAAGACAAACGTAGATCTAGTCTGGTAATCCTAGTCATGTCTACTGCCAATTTCTCTGGCGTGATTCTATCTTGTACTGAGTACAATGGATAGTTACGTAAGCCATACTGATCTAATCCAGAGTTAAAGTTCTGATCATCTTCAGTAGTACCCACTGGTGTAGTTAGTTTACTAAATACTTTTGTGAATGGTAAGATTAAACTTACTGATTTGTTTCGCCCAGGAGGGGCAATCAATACCACAAATAAATTGGCTCGTATATCATAGTTAGCCATTGGGTACCATACTCTTCTGCCTAATGCTCCAGCTACTGCACTGAGTGCACTCCACTGTGCAAAAGGTTTAGGTATCGGACTACCCTTGATAGCATCTGCTGATGCCTGTACAAAGTCTGCATAATTTCTACTCATTTGGTTTCCATTTCTTCATGTTCTTCCAATCGAGACCTGTCTCACAATCAGAAGGTATTATCATTTCTCTATCGCCTACCTGCATAGGATTCTTCATGCGTGCTAGTATCTTAGGTATAACCTCAGCTTCTTTGCCAATAGGAAACTGCCCTAAGATTGCATCATGTACTTGTCCTAATACTTCTACGCCATCATCTTTTAATTCATCCCACACACGGTACAGTCCTATGTTTAATAGATCACCAATGGTGGATTGAGGTACATATGCAATAGCTTTCCTTAAGGTAGTAGCTTCATCCAGTCTACCCCAGAATTGTCTGCGTCTACCGAGTGGAGTTGTTAGTGTACCCTCTAGTTGTAACTGCTTCGCAGTCGCATCATGCCACTTACGTATGCCTGGAAATGCCCCCTGTATTCTGACTAAGGAAGATGGGCCAGTCCCTAAAATCGTGCCCCCATCAATTAGCTCGTGGAATCCACCTTCCTTGTCTTGTTTGTGCCATCTCTCCAGTGATGACAACGCAATCACTCCACCGTAGTAAAGTAATTGAAACCTCGTTGCGTGTGATAGCTTAATCTTTAAGTGCCTACCTAAAGATGTAGCCGATAGACCATAGTTAGTACCATGACCTGCTCGCTTACACATGTCCCTGTAACTGAAGTGTCCTATGTATGGACGATCAGCAAGCTCTCTGTTCTGTGCAAGATCAGAAGACCAACCCATATTAGGCCATACCATTTTAACTACTTGGGTATGTAAGTCTTCCCCTTCACACGCATTAATGTATCCCTGATCTCCAGCAACATACGCTGATACTCTAGACTCTGCTTGTTCCAAGTCAGCGTAGAAGAGTACGTTACCTTCATCGGGTACAAATATTTCTCGCATATCTTTTGTAATGTTCTGCAGGTTAGTACCTGTGCCCCAAGGACTTTCAGAACTTGACCATCTGCCAGTCTCAGTACCTGCTACTTTAAATGAAGTACGAAGTCTACCATCAGAATCTCTCTCACAATTGAGTATGTTTAATTGTTTATCTATGTCACGCAAAGCTATGATAGAATTACAGAATGGCCTAGCCCGTGGGTACTCTCTCCGTAAATGTTCTAGTGCTTCTTTGTCAGTCGATACTTTTTGTTTACCTTTAGCATAAGCTATAACTTGTGGTAAGTTAAGCCATTCATATAAGAAACTCTTAAGCTGTAGAGGACTGTTGTGATTAAGATCTTTATCCCATACTGCATTAGCAAATAGATTCAACATGCGTTCTACCTTGACTCGGTTCTTGATAAGGGGGGCACGGAGTAATCCTGCCTTCATCTCATCAACCTTCAGTCCACGCAACATCATACTAAGTGCTGGCTTGAGGCTATCTAATTCAAACTTATACGTCTGCTTAGTAGTCTCGTCTAATTCTTTTGATAGCTTCGACCATATCTCACTGGTGAGTGAGCAGTCTAGTCCGCAATATACCCAAAGAGTTTGTTCCTTACTTAACTCTTGAGCCGCTATCTCCGTGTTCTTTATTATTTTCATCATCCCTCTCCTGTGTGATTTCAATAAGTTTATTTATAAACCATTTGGCTTTCTCTAAATCTTGTATTGGTTTTTCTTTGTGCTCATATCTCCATAGATATTTAAAAGCACTGCCTTGTAAGTAGTATTTAAATCCTTCACCTTGACTAGCTTGGATAGCATCAATACATCCGATGCCTCCCTTGTTATAATGTGATGGATAGTTTACTGGATCATTGTCTTCTAATTCTTTTACTTTCTTAAAGAACTCAGTCATTTGTTTTACGTTTGTCATTTGCTACCCTCATTATATAAAAAAATTCTTGCTTGGATTTCTTAGGATCTAACATAGCAAAGTCACATATCAAATCAAAGTCTTCATCATTATTAAACAACCAATCAATGGCATCTTCTTTAAACTTTATATACTCCTTATCCTTACCTCGGTATGCAATGTCCTGCATAGCTTGATCTAATACGGAACGCCATAATACAATCTCATTCTCAATAGGAATGTACTCTTCCTCTATCGGCTTGGCCGCAAAGTATTGGGGACGTTTCATAAAGTTTTATTCCTGTGTTTTAGCGTTCTTAGAAAAACTTGTAAGGTTCTTCCATGCCCCCTCGTTAGTATAGATAGAACCCAAGAAGCCTAATCCCTTTTCCATTTCTGGCTGGAGAGAATGTTGTGCATGCATGGTATCATGTATGATTCCTGCTACTTCTATTCCGTACTTATGGTTAAGCCAAGACACATCATACGTTTGGTTCTGTGCTACCTTGACTAGTGTCTCGTCTTCTAGTAATTCTTTTACTGCTGCCCATACTGCTAGCTCAGTAGTGTAGTCATAAAAAGTTAGAGACTTCTTGGTGATGTCCCTGAATGGTACGACCATTGAACGTTCTGGTGATGGTGCAAATCCTATGCAAGTAATCTCACCACTTGCTGTCTCGATGTCAAATGACAACGGATTGTCTTCACTGTTTTCTTCTTTACATTCTTTGAAGAACTGCAAGACTTCTTGGTATGTTGGTTCAATGTATATCTCTCTCTCTGTATTTATAATATCTGTAGTAGTAGATTCTCTTGCTGCTTTCTTTAGATCACTAACTACTGTAGGTCTAAACGCATAGTTCTTTATAACTGCAAACGGACTATAAGTTGGCATGACTTTGAAAGGTCTGCGTAGTCTGCTTGTGTTTGAATAAGTAAGTGCACCTCTGTATGAGCCGACCTTATCTATGTTAGTTACAGACCAGAAAGATAAACCACCCATAGTAATTATAATGTTAGGGTTGAAGTCATTGATCTCTTTATATAATCTTTCAAGGTCTTGTTCATAGTCTTGCTTTAAAAATCCGTATTGGGAAGGAGAATAGTTTGACTTCCACTCCCCTTCTTTCTTGATAGCCTTGTACTCGTTCCGCTTGTGAAAGAAGAACTGAGCATTTTCTTGTGCTGGCTTTAATTGGAATGCATGAGTGAGCATTACGGTCTGTGCATCTATACCTGCGAGTGTGCACATGGGATTCAATACCTGTTGTATGCCTCCTGTATTTATTTTGTTAAGTCTAGATTCGGTAGTCGTAGGATATTCTAAAACTATGCAAATAGAATTCCCAGAATCTGGAACCTGTGACTCAACCCGCTTATGTACTGCATACTCACTCATACTATCACAAACTACTTATTAATAATCTTTTTAATAGAAGCTTGTAATATGTCTTTGTTCTTTCCAACCATCTCGTGCTTTACAACACCCGAGAAAGACTGACCAATTGATTGCTCAAGTAGCTCACCAAAAGATTGTTCCTCATCCATCTCGAGAGAATCAGTTAAGAAACTCTTTAGTGACATGGCTGGGTTCTTTTGTTTCATGGCATTAGGCGTAGCCCAATACTCCAGTCTTGTTGGTTCTGCATTAGCTATGTCAGCCTCATCCAAATCTGATTGGATAACTCCTGTAGCTTTTACATTTATCTTCACTAACGGAGTTTGGTTTTCACCTACTCTGTCTGATCGATAACTAGTAATTACAAAATCGTAACTACCTTCTGGTAAAGTAACCGTTTGTGGTACTTCGTTTGGTGACATGCTTAAAAAGTCATGTACGTCTGATCCTGTCATGGTATATACCTCCTATTTTGACATTGGTTTTGACAACTTCTTCTTCGCATTCCCTTGAATTGCATCAAACAATTTAGCAAGATCAAGCTCTGTGTTAGGTTCTAATATATCTAACGCAGGAACTTTGAGATCCATTCTATGATCTGATACAGTTCGAAGCGAACGTTCTGTGCCTTTGCTTGAACTCTTAGTGTCCACTCTACAAACACAGTTAAAGTATCGGCCCAATTTTGTAGATAGCTTTGAGCCCACACTAGTTGGATATGATTTACTCACACCCAAATCCCCTTCCATGTACTGCATGTGTGTTGTCACCACCACATTACACGGAACTTCTGAACCAGTTATATATTGTATGAGGTGTTGCACATCACGTGCCGCTGTTCCCCACTCTGGTTGAGATGGTTGTTCTGTTGGTTTCTTATTATTAAATACTAGTGCACTGCGTAATGCTGACTCACCCATAAGAGTAAGACTGTCGATTACAAGTACATCATCTTTAGTCCAAGTCTTGACTGAACCAAAGTCTTCATCTCCATCTTTCCAATTAGCAATTAAGTTTGCTCCCTTACGGAAAGCTTCTGCCTTACCTATTGGATCTTTAAGAGTTACGTATGATACACGATCAACTCCCTCTGGAGTTAGTAGGTCTGTCAATATAGATAGACCATCATCGTAATCAAGTATACGAAGATTCCTTCCTGCGTTAGCTAATGATGCTAGTGCTGCAGTCTTACCAGATCCGCTGTCGCCTACCAGTAATAGTTTAGTTACATCTGCTGATGTGTGTTCTTTAATACTTGCCATGTTGTTCTCCTGTGTTTGCATTATACTAAATTAATTTGAATCCGTCAATACTTTTTTTATGTTAATGCTAAATAAATAATACCTAGCATTATAGTCATGCTGACTACCACAAAAAATCTCATTTCGTTGTTCATAGTTCTACCTTTCTTGTTGCCATGAACCATCTGTGTTGTAACCACTCGGTAGTTCATTAGTCTTTTTAAATTTTTTTATTGTTTTACTTATGTGATAACCTTCTTCATTCTTCATACCCATAAATGTATTTAGATGTTCGTTGTCTGGATCTAACTTAAATAGTTCTATCGATAGATAGTCTATAATTTTATGATCCATTGGTGTCTTTAAAAACTTGCCCATTATTCTAACTCCACTTCTATTTGTAGTTCATCGGTTGGAAATTCAACCACGTTATCTTCTTTCCTTAAGTCTTTGTGTACTTCTCGGTTGAAGTCTGCCTCAACTATAGTTGCTCGGCGTGATGGTGCTTCATTACATATGTCTCGGTACTTACAGCCACCATAGTTTGCACAAGCAGTGAAGTCAGCAGGATAATAAATATCCTTAGCATACATGTTAGATAGATCTATCTTGTGCATAGAATCTACATACCATTCTTCTATGACCTCATCATTAACTTTAAATACTGCACGTTCAAAGCGTGTAAAGTTTGCCCCAGTCTGTGCCGCCTCTACTATGAAGCCAACAACAGGCAGTTTTAATATGTGTCTTGCCGCCCATAGGTACGCATACACTTGATTGTTAGGGGTGAAGTTTGCAAAGTAATAACTAGACAGAGCAGTCTTAGTGGTCTTGGTATCCACCACATAGAGTTCACCATGTAACTCAACCACCTTATCTATACGACCGGACAATCTCTCACCAGTGTTAGCAAAGGGTACTTCAAATCTCTGCTCAAGTGCAGGCTCTCCATCAGGCATGGTGGCTATCTTAATTGTATCCTCCCAAAACTCTTCTGCTCGCCAGACAATAGCACGTAGAGCTGACTCAAGTCCACGAGCCTTGTCTTCAGTACGTAATAGTTCTTCACCAAACTCTAACAGCACCACCTTGATGGCGTGTTGTACTGACTCATCTTTTGACTTGCCTTCAAATCTGCCACGATCTATCTCTTCAAAGCCAACATGAACTGCTGACCCAAAGCCAGTAGCTGATGAGTATTGCTTAGACTTATAGCCTAATAAGTTTTGATAGTTGTAGTAGCGGGGGCATGATGAGAATGCCGTTAAGCTAGAGGTATCCCATACCATTTGTTTAGCCGTGCCGTTACTTTGCCACACATATTTAGGGAAGTGTGGTGCTTCTATGTATCCCATTCCGCTGTCCATATATTACTCCTTGTACATTTTATTTATAATAGATTCTTTGTCTGCATTATCTTTGTGCCAAGCACATAGGTTTGCCGCAATAGTTCTGCGTTCACCATCACCCTTGAAAGGATAGACCATATGTTGTAGCCAAATAGGAAAGATGTATAGCTTACCTACCTCTGGTTTAATAGTGCAAGTGGTTGGTGGTTTTAACATTGGGTTATCTAACGAAGATGTCTGCCCATAGTTAAAAGCAATGAAGCCATCTGAATTACCAGACGCACCAAATAGATTATAGCTACCATCATTCGGACTGTTCTGTTTAGTTATCTGCTCGGGTACTTTAGTCCAAGTAGTTACTGCTAGTCCAGTGATGGCAGGTACACTATGATCATGGATCGGATTGTAATCTCCTGCATAACTATGCACTGACCACATCTCATCTACCCCTACCTCCATCTTGTCTGGAAACAATTTACTTGATCCAATTCTATTTACAAAATGTTTAATGTATTCTTTACCAAGTTGATTGATAGTCTGCGTAAAGTGTATAACCTTTTCATGTTCAGCATTCATAGTCAACTGTTGACCATGTTGTATCTGTCCCACTAAATTGCTTGAGTGATCTTTCCTATTCTTTGCAACCATGAGATCATCAAGATAAGCATTAAGATTATCTACCATTGACATAGGTATCTCAGCTTCCATAAGTATTACTTGAGGAAGTTCGTGCATCTTTAATTTTATCTCATGTTGCTGTTCCATTATCTTGTCCCGTATAGTTTAGTCCATGACCAACTGCTTAGTTTGCCAGAGTACCTGTTAATTAATACTAATAGTCTGTGCTTCATCATGCGTCCTTTAAGATCATAGCCAATGGGTCTTGATCAAACTGTTTAGGCTTGGTGCGTGCCGCCTTTGCTGTGATTCTTTTGCCTGCTTTTTCTGCGGCTTTTATGTTAACCCTAGTGCTTCTAAGGTAAGCCATGATGGCTTGGATACCTGCCTCATCTTGAGCCAGATCAATAGGATCCATCTCTAAGTATTCAGTAGGTGCTACTAAGTCTTCACTACTTGTCTTCATTTAGTTGCTCCCTTCTTTCATCGTTGTCTAATTCATTGGGTGATTCTATTGCCATGATTA